TATACATTTATTTAGCAATAGCATAATGGAATATACGCAAAACAATAGTGCTTTATTAGATATTGATGTGGTATATCACATCGTAAAACCAAAGAACAATGTCAATTAATGATGTAAAAATATTAGCACTTAATAGTGTGGTTTTTGGAGTTTCTTTAACTCAAATAGATGTAATTTTAAAAATTTTATTACTTTTAGTATCAATAGGTTATACTATGCACAAATGGTACTTAATGTATGGAAAGAATAAGTGAGCACATATCGTACAAAGAAGCAATTAAATCCAATACCGCTCTACGTTTGAATTTAGACAATAATCCAGATGCTTATCAAATTACTAATATGGTTGGCGTGGCTCATAATATTTTCGAGCCTCTTAGAGAATATGTAGGTGGTCCTATAAAAATCAATTCTTTTTTTAGGTCTGAAGAATTAAACCGCGCTATTGGTGGGAGTAGTCGCTCACAGCATTGCCAGGGTAGAGCAATTGACCTAGATGATACTTTTGGACATAAGACAAACGCTGAAATGTTTCATTACATAAAAAACAATTTAAACTTTGACCAAATGATTTGGGAGTTTGGAGATGACGAAAACCCAGCTTGGGTTCATGTAAGTTATGTATCAGAGGATGAAAATAGAAAGCGCTGCCTAAAAGCTTTAAAAGAAAACGGGAAAACAGTTTATAAAACATTTACTTAAAAATAATTAATTATGCTTACATTTAGTATTATACTTAACGTTGTACTTGCCATCGCCCTAACTTATGTTATCTTTTTACATTACGGCGCGATAAAAGATGAGGATAAAGATTTTATCCCCGATACCCTAGAAGATAAGTTTGCTCAACTGAAAAAAGATGTCGTTGATATTAAAGATAGACTTGGAGAAGAATTGTCTGATGTAGGGGATGCGGTTAAAGAAGTTGGAAATCAAATAGATGATATCCCTGGCGCTTTTAAAAGCAAAAGAAAAGGCAGAAAGCCTAATGAATAATGTCTGAAAAGAAAAAGCCTTTCAAGGAAACTGGAGTGGGCAAATTTCTTATTGAAAAAGCCCCCTCAATTTTAGGAATTGTAGGAGACGCTATACTTCCCGGCAATGTTATATCTGAACTTATAACAGGAAATAAAGAACTTAGTGAAGGCGATAAAAGAATAGCTCTTGAAAAACTTAGATTAGAGCGAGCAGAGATAGATGGAGTAACCCGCAGATGGGTAGCAGACTCTAGTAGTCAAAGTTGGTTAGCTAGAAATGTAAGGCCATTAACTCTTGTGGTTTTAGTAGGAGCTTATGTAGGCGGATGGTATATGGGGCTTGATACTTCGGACACAGCTTCTCTCTTAACATGGGTTCTTTGTGGGTACTTCGGGGCGAGAACGGCAGATAAAATAGGGGTAAAACTTCCAGGCAAATAAATCCCTATATTTGTATTAATAAATTTAATACAATGGACATTCGCAAAATATCTATAGGACCAGACTACAAGTCCAGTGCAATGCACTACATTATAGGGCAAGAGATTCTGGGGGGAACTCACACTATACATTTAATAAAACAAGACGAGCAAAAAGGCTCTATAAAAATATGGATTCAAAAATCAGACGAAATATTTTTATGGAAAGAGTTTAATAATTCTATGCCAGTGGCTGTAGAGTATAATATAAACTTTTGATGAGGTCGCCGTTTTATTTTATAGTAAAGCCAGTAAAAGGCAAACGATACAATAATTCAAAAGAAATAGGAGGCTTAGACATTATAACAAGTACTTCTGAAGAAAATCATTTAGCTTCTAATAGAGAGGCTGTTGTTGTATCAACTCCCCTGGGTTATAATGGAGACATTGAACCAGGAGACACTTTGCTAGTTCACCATAATGTTTTTAAGTTTTATAATGACATGAAGGGAAGGCAGAAAAGTGGTAGAAGTTTTTTTATGGAAGATTTGTTTTTTGTGGACAACGACCAATTTTTTATGTATAAGAAAAAAGATAAATGGCTTTGCCATGATAGATATTGTTTTATCAAGCCCATTCCAGCCACTGAAACTTATATACATAAACCATTTGCAGAAGAACCCCTTATGGGAAAGGTTAGATACATTAACAAGAATTTGTTGGAGTATGGCATATCTGAGGGAGATTTAGTTACATTTAAACCAGATTCTGAGTATGAGTTTAATGTAGACGGAGAGAAGCTGTATCGAATGTTTGACCATCATATAACTATGTCTTTATGAAGCATACTATAAAATGTAGTCAGTGTGATAAAATATTTACTGGTGGATACGATTACAGAATACATTGGGAAAAAGCTCATTTAGATAATGCAATAAAACAAAATGAAATCAGAAGAACTCAAGAAGAAAATAATTGAAGCAGGTAGAAAGGCTGTGGAACAGCTTATTAAGGTTGCTAAAGAAGATATAATAAAGCATGACCCAGAAGACGAGCTTGCTGCTGATAGACTGAAAAACGCAGCAGCTACCAAAAAGCTTGCCGTCTTTGACGCTTTTGATATTCTAAATAAGATAGACCAGGAGCAGGAAAATATAGATTTAGCTAATAATACAAATACTAAAGTTGAGACCAAACAAGGATTCGCAGAAAGACGTTCAAAATAACTTATATAAAGTTATTGAGGGCTATATTCCAAAGGGAGTTTTAGCTAATAAAAATAGAGCTAAGACTTGGGAGTATGGCTACAATGAAAAGTATGACTTTGTTTGTATATCCAAAACAGGTAGCCTTGGAGACATTGTTGAAATATCTGGATTAAAGATAGGATTACCCCCATCTCCTAAGCAGTGTTTTTCTAGGTCTAAAAACAAATCGGAGCAATATTGGGAACGACAGGAACTCCCTGGTGAGTTATCTAAAATATATTCTATATTCCAATGGAATGAGATGCCGAGTCCTTTTAAGTCTAAATGGGTAGATTACATAGAGTCTGAATTTGATAAAAGAGAAGAAGGGCATTGGTTTATGAATGATGGAAAGCCAACGTACATAACAGGCTCTCATTATATGTATTTACAGTGGTCTACGATTGACATAGGATACCCAGACTATAGAGAAGCCAATAGGATATTTTATATTTTCTGGGAAGCCTGTAAGGCTGACAAGAGGGCTTTTGGTATGATATACCTAAAGATAAGACGTTCAGGGTTTTCTTTTATGGGTTCTTCTGAGTGTGTTAATTCAGGAACTCTGGCTAAGGATTCAAGGGTTGGAATACTTTCAAAAACTGGAGCAGACTCCAAAAAGATGTTTACAGATAAAGTAGTTCCGATATCCAATAGACTTCCGTTCTTTTTTAAACCTATACAGGATGGTATGGACAAGCCTAAAACAGAACTAGCGTTTAGAATACCAGCGTCAAAGATTACTAAAAAGAATATGTACGAGAGTATTGATGATGAACTTACAGGTCTCGATACAACTATTGACTGGAAGAACACAGATGACAACTCGTATGATGGTGAAAAGCTTTTGCTTCTTGTTCATGACGAGAGCGGTAAGTGGGTCAAGCCAAATAACATATTAAATAACTGGAGGGTTACTAAGACCTGTTTGAGGTTAGGTAGTAAGATTATTGGAAAGTGTTTGATGGGGTCTACGTCAAACGCACTTGACAAAGGGGGAGATAACTTCAAAAAACTTTACGAGGATTCGGATGTAACCAAAAGAAACGCCAACGGACAAACAAAGAGTGGAATGTATTCTTTGTTTATTCCAATGGAGATGAACATGGAGGGATTTATAGATATCTATGGCCAGCCAGTATTAAGAGCTCCAAGAGAAAAGGTTAGGGGTGTTGATGGTGAGTGGATTACTAATGGTGCTATTGACTATTGGGAGGCAGAAGTAGATTCCTTGAAATCTGATGCGGATGCTTTGAATGAATTTTACAGACAGTTCCCAAGAACAGAATCTCATGCATTTAGAGATGAAAGCAAATCATCTTTATTTAATTTAACCAAGATATATCAACAGATTGATTACAATGATTCATTGATAATGGAACACCACCTCACTAGAGGTAATTTTTATTGGCTCAATGGTATAAAAGATAGCAAGGTGGCTTTTAGTCCAGATAAGAGGGGAAGGTTTTTGATTAGCTGGACACCTCCTAAAGGATTGCAAAACAATGTAATAGATAGAAGGGGTATAAAATTTCCTGGCAATGACCATATAGGTGCATTTGGATGTGACTCTTATGACATATCGGGAACTGTTGGTGGTGGAGGTTCTAATGGGGCGCTTCACGGAATGACTAAATTTAGTATGGAAGAAGCACCAGCAAATGAGTTTTTTTTAGAATATGTAGCTAGGCCACAGACTGCTGAGATATTTTTTGAAGAAGTACTTATGGCCTGTGTGTTTTATGGAATGCCTATTCTTGTGGAGAACAACAAACCTCGTTTGTTATACCACTTTAAGAACAGGGGCTACAGAGGGTTTTCAATGAATAGACCAGATAAGCACATATCAAAACTATCAAAGTCAGAAAAAGAGCTAGGTGGTATACCTAATAGCTCGGAAGATGTGAAACAGTCTCATGCTGCTGCAATTGAATCTTACATAGAAAAAAATGTAGGAATAGATTTTGAAGGGCAGTTTAGAGAAGCTGGAGATATGGGTTCTATGTTATTTACTAGGACTTTAGAAGATTGGGCAAAGTTTGATATTACCAACAGAACTAAGTTTGATGCTAGTATTAGTTCTGGTCTTGCTATTATGGCAACACAAAGGCATATGTATCAAGTAGAAAAAAAACAATCAAAAATAAACCTTAACTTTGCAAGGTATACAAATAAGGGAACTTTAAGCGAATTAATAAGATAGATGAAAGATGTTAAGATAGACATTGCATCTGTAGGATTTCCAAGCCAGTTTGTTTCTGATGCTGAAAAAGCTACTGATGAATTTGGTTTACAGATTGGTCAGGCTATTCAATACGAATGGTTTAAGAAAGACGGAAATCAATGCAGATACTACAATCAATGGAGAGACTTTCACAGATTGCGTTTATATGCAAGAGGAGAGCAATCAATAGCTAAATACAAAAACGAAATTGCGGTAGATGGAGATTTATCTTATCTAAATCTAGACTGGACTCCAGTTCCTATATTGCCAAAGTTTGTTGATATTGTAGTGAACGGAATGCAAGACCGTGAGTTTAAGGTAAAGGCCTATGCTCAAGATGCATTATCACAAGCTAAGAGAAGTAAGTATCAGGATATGATAGAGGGTCAGATGGCCGCTAAGGATATCCTAACTACAATACAAGAACAAACAGGCGTTGACCCTTTTATTATGGACCCTGATGAACTTCCGTCTTCTGATGAGGAGTTGTCATTATATATGAATCTTAATTACAAGCCTGCAATAGAGATTGCTGAAGAAGAGGCTATAGATACTATGTTTGCTGAAAATCATTATGATGATATTCGCAAGCAGTTAGACTATGACTCTACGGTTATAGGAATGTCTGTAGCTAAGCACGAGTTCTTGCCTGGAGCTGGAGTTAAGATATCATATGTAGACCCCGCTAATGTTGTATACAGCTATACTGAAGACCCACACTTTAAGGATTGTTTTTATTGGGGTGAGATTAAAACCTTACCTATAACTGAACTAACAAAAATAGACCCCACCATTACTCGTGAAGATTTAGAAGAGATATCTAAATATAGCCAGAGTTGGTATGACTATTATAATGTAGCTCAGTTCTATGAGAATGATATTTTTTATAGAGACACTTGCACCTTGATGTATTTTAATTATAAGACCACTAAAAAGATGGTTTATAAGAAAAGAATACTTGAGGGCGGTGGTTCTAAAATGATAGAGAAAGACGACACTTTCAATCCTCCACAGGAAATGATGGAAGATGGGAAGTTTGAGAAGATAGAAAAAACTATTGACGTATGGTATGATGGAGTGATGGTTATGGGTACTAATATTATTCTCAAGTGGGAACTTGCTGAGAATATGGTTAGACCAAAGTCATCATCTCAGCACGCCTTACCTAATTACGTTGCTGTAGCACCAAGAATGTATAAAGGAGTTATTGAGTCTCTTGTTAGACGAATGATTCCTTTTGCTGATTTAATACAAATCACTCACTTAAAACTTCAACAGGTAATTGC